GCATGTCCTTGAGCGCCTTGGCCGGACGAAATTTGACCGACGTCCTGGCAGGCACATCCATGGTTACGCCCTGCGGCGTCTGGATGGATCTGGCCGCCAGCTGCTTGAGCTTGAGTTTCCCCAGCCCCGGCAGATTCAGGCTCTTGCCCATGTACAGGGCGTCGTGGCCGACAGTGGCCAGGGCGTCGAGGACCCGCTCACATGCGGCCTTGCTGTCGCCCGAGGCTTCGGCCAGGGCCGAAACCAGTTCCTGTTTCTTCATCCACTCCTCCTTCCCGGACGGCCGGGTTATGTGGCGAAACCATAGGCAAGACGCACGCATGGCGCAGGACGGCACGGGTTCCTGGTGAGACGAAACCGATTTTCGTGTATGAGGGGATGTTCAAGAAACAAGCGAAGGCTGGGACGCACGACCCACCGGAAGGGCAGGCATGCCGTTTTTGCCCCGTTAACCCCCCGTTAGATTTTGCGCGGAGCCAAAATGCGACCCGAGGGAAGGGACGACGCGCGGAACGCAGGAGAATTGATTTTAGAGCGCTGCGCGAAAACGAGGTGCTAAGGAAAGGGAAAGCCCCCAAGTTTTACCAAGGGGGCTTCGAAATCAAGGTTGGGGGCTGTCGTCTTCGGGCGGACGCCCGGCCTGCTTCTCGTCAAATTGCGCCTGGTCTTCTGGAGTGGCACAGAGCCCGGAGGTTATTTCCCCTTCGTCCAAGGTCAGGTCAGGGATGTTGATCGGCATATCTGCTCCTGATGATATTTGATGTCCGTTGCGCATACTCGCGCGGGGCGGGGTTGTTGAGTGCTTCTGCCCAGCATTCGGCGATGAATTCGGCGATGTTCGTTTCTGCATAAGTGGAAACCTGTTCTGTCATTCCAGCGGCCATAGCTTCCCTGTATGCCGTCACGATTTCCTGGTCAACGCGCAGCGCCAAAAGCTGATCCAGCTGGTGTCCCAACTCGTGGTCGACGACGCTCCTGATCGTGTCACAGCCGACTGGGTGGAACTTTACTTCCACGTTGCGGCGCAAGGCGTCCTTGAACTCCTCTGGGCTCGCGGCCCATCGCTTGTTCACCGACACACCCGAGACGTCTTTCTGCGACCAGGAGAAGGCCAGGGTCTGACTGGGCACCTTCTTATTCGGGACGTATCGCTCGGCCACCTTCGTGAAATCGTCGGTACGGTCAGGGTTTGCAGCCTTCAGCTTGGCGACCATGTTGTCGATTTCCAGTTTTCTCCACCTGGATATCTGAGCCTGGCACGTGCCGACGAATTTCTGATTTTGGCGCAACGCCGGAAACTCACGGATGTGATCCGCTAGGCTCTGCAGCCACTCAGCCACTACCTCGACCTTCGCCCCGGTAAAGTCTGCGTAGTCGACCAGGTCATTCTTGACCGCCCATGATTCAGCCTCTTTGACGTTCTTGAATTCTGGCACCTTCAGTGTGGCGGGAGCAGTCGCCGCGAGCACGTCCTGTTGAGCAGGAACGGGCGGGAGAGATTTCTCCAGCTTCTCCCGCAGCACATCCGGATACCTGGACAGATCCGGCGCCCAGGCCTCCTTACCTGGGTTTCCCTCGAAACCTCTGTCCGGCATGAGCGGACGCGCCGGCATAGGCCCGTGCGGCCCGACTGGTTCGATCAGCTCACCCAGGCCGTTGCCCTCATGCACCGTTAAACCGCGTTCCTTGACCTGCCTTTCTGACAGGGTTTTGACCTTGCACCGACAGCGGAAGCCGTTCGGCGGATAGAAGGTGTCCCAGAAGGGGCTGTCGTGGCGATAAACGCGCCCGTGCAGTGCCCGGTGCGTCGGCCTGGTGCGGGAATCGTTGACCGCGCTGTACTGCCAGAAGGGCCTGGCCTTGGCCACGGCCTGCATCTGCTTGTAACGCCCCACGTTGTAGGCTGTCTGGATGTTCGTGCGGAAGATGTTGTCCACACGCCAGGCTGCCTTTCCGGTCCACCCGTTCTCTGCCCATATGGGCGCGAGAGACTTCTTCCAGGCTCCGAAGCTCACGCCCTCATCAAGCGCCTTCTCGATGGACTGGAAGATCTCTCCGAGCATATCTGCCCTCGCCAAGCGCGAGACCGTGAAGGCCCGAACGCGATATTGCTCGGCCAGCTTATAGAACTGCCTGGGGGACAGCTGGACCTTGCTCCGCCAGAACTCCAGGGCCTCGGCCATGGGCAGCGGACGCAGGGGAGCGTCGATGTCGGCGTATGCGTTTGCAGCTCGTAGCTTACGCTTCATCCTCGCTCCCGGCTTGGCTTTGTCCCCACAGGTCGGCGGCCACCATGGAGCGGTGCACGCTGTCCTGCAGGGCATCAGGGTCACGATCCATGTATTCGGCAAGCATGACACGCAGCTCCTCGAATGATCTGGCTTGCCGAATCAGCTCGTCAATTTCCTGGCCCTCAAGATCCAAAGCGGCTGCGCCCTCGGGTACGATTCCAGCCACCAGGTCTTCCAGGGCCTGTTGATCCGGTGTAAATTGCGCGCGGGCCTTCGCACGGTTCAGCGCAGGGGCAAGCAGGGGCGCAGCCGACTGTGGCTGCAGACATTCCGCATCCTTGGCCGGGTCCGAAAAACCCAGCTTATCCCTCACCTCGGAAGACTCAACCCTCAGCCCAAGCGGCACCAGCTTGGCCAACGCCTCGCTCAGCACGGTCACGTCCGCCGATTCGGGCTCACGCAGACAGAGTTTCGGGTAAGCCTTCTGCGGCCCATGGTTCAGGACAATGTACGGGATGACCAGGTCGCGCTCCAAGGACTCGGCCAACTGGTCCGCGTCGGCGTCCCTCAGATCCTTGCGAACCTCGTTGTGCACTTCGGCCTGGGATCTGCTTGACCCGTTATCCGCTGTCATGGTCTGGCCGAGCACGGCCTTGGATATCTGGGAGTCCATCCAGTTCGCCATGCGCTCGAACAGATCCGCGCCGCCCGTGCTATTGGCCAACTCCTGGAATTCGATCTGCATTCCTTCAGGGATCACGGCGGCGGCATCAATGCCCAGGTTGGCCACGGCAGCCTTCAGGATGTCTATGTTCGCCTGCGGCTCGCCGGGCCTGTACTTGCCCAGGCGCAAGGGCATGCCGAAGACCTCGGCAAAAGCCATCCAGTCCTTGATGCCGAAACTTTTGAACATCCAGGACCACGCCACGACACGGGCCAGGCCGCCCCGGATCGGGATGCCGCTCTTGAGTTGGGGCACGTGCCGGATGAACTTGTACGGCTCCAGGAGGATGCCGTTCATCATGTCTGCTTCATCACGCAGCCTGATTTCCGTGCGAGACCCCTGATCAAACTGAAAAAAGCGCGGATCTCGCCATTCATAACGGGCCGGTTTCCAGGGGGTGGACGACCTGTCCCAGATGATTTCCACTACGGCGAAGCCTTTGCCGAGGGCATCTAGACAATTTTCCATCATGCTTTTTGTGCCGCGTCCAAACAGCGCGCGGATCTCATCCGCTAGCTGCACATCCTTGGGCGCATCGCTGGCAGCCTCGACCACTACGGGCAACCCGGACACCGCCCGCTTCCTGGTGCCGAGAACGGATGCATAGTGCCCGTCCCGTTCTTCCATCTCTTCTGCCAAAGACAGATACGCAGTGTGGTCACCTTCGGCGGCGTCTCTGAGAAGGCAGGCCAGCCCTCCTGGCGTGAGCCCGGAGGCCACTTGGGCGAAGTTCCAAAGCGAACGGACCCCGGTCAAACCAGGGGCCGCGATTTCCTTGTCCAGCATGTTCTTGCGAACCGGCTTACCGTACTGATCCAGGATCATAACAGTCTCCCCCTCGTTCTCATTGTGTTCTCCCGCCGTACGGGCTGATAGGCGTATTCAACCGGTCCGCCATCCAGCTTAACGGCATGCACCAACATCGCTCCGGCAATAGCCGCGTCGCCGTGGCGCTTTCCGCCCTTGTCCTGGGTCCTCACGTCAGGAACGCGGGCCACGCCGCGTACGATCTTGAGTGCCCTGTAATCGTCCAGGATCTGGCTGTCCTTTGGCATGTTCCATGTGCGATCTTCAAACTGGGCTTTGAGCTTGGGCATGTTTTCCCGGTACCAAGTCTCGGACAGCATCACTTCCTCGACACGGCTCGCGCCATAGGCCTGGCGCGTCTCTTCGGCCAACGCCTGACCATTGCCACGCGCGTCCATTGCCGCCCTGCTGAAGCGAGGCAGGCGATCCAGGATGTAAAAGAGGATCTGGCGCTGGGTCCTGAATGGGCAGTTGCGTAGCTCCAACACGAACAATGTCTTGAGGTCTAGGTTTGCTGCTTCCTGAGCGGGATGCAGTACCGACAAGTCTCCGGAGCGGCCAAAGTCCTGACCCAAGTAGCTGCGCAGGCCTGGATCGGCAGCAGCCAAGAGCGGATCCAGGTGCTCCTCGCACCAGTCACGCGTCTCGCGCATGGCGCGGTCCAGGGGCCAGTCCACAAAATCTTTTGCGGGCGGTTCCCACCTGATAACGGGGATGGCTGGGTCCATCACGGATTCGATCATGTTGCGGGTCAGGTATGCCCCGGTGCCGCTGGCCGGGATGCAGAAAAGTTCCTCGTCCGCCCCGTCGCCATAATCGGCGATCAGCGCGTCCCGCCACTGGTCCTCCAGCTCCGGCGTCCACTCTTTCCCCGTGACTTGGCAGATGCGGCGGTACAAGCCATCGCCCAGGGCCTCGTCCAGCGTTGTCCGGTGCAGGCTGTAGGCCTTCTTCCCGGCCCGGATATCCTGGACGAGCTCGTTGAATGGGTTGTCGTCGCCGTTATGGGTGGAGATGATGCGCACGCTGCCGCCCCACATCAAAAGCGCGTTCGCGGCTTTGAGCAGTTCGGGCAGATCGTCGACAAACGCGGCCTCGTCTATGATGACCCGGCCCTGTTTTGATCGCAAAGACCGCGCCTCGGAAGGCAGGCCCCAGATGTCGAAGCCGGAGGCGAAGCGGATCCTGTAGACGGTGATGTCCTTGTCCTCATCTTTGAGTACCACCTCTTCCATTTCACCCGCCGCCTGGTTCAAGGTCTTGGCCCAGAAGGCGCAGTCCTTGATGAACTGCTGGGTCATCTCCTTGTTGTAGGACAGGTAATAGGTGGACTGCCCGCCGTCCTCACGGGTCAACGCGGCCTCCATCACGGAATCAAACGCTTCCCCGTAGGAAGCGCCGATGCGTCTGGATTTTTCCCAGACCTTGACCCGGGCGCGGTCCGCGACCCAGACTCCCTGATAGGGGAGGAGCAATTCAGATGACATCAGGCCCCCTTGACGCCCATGGCCGTCAGGATCTTCTGGCGCAGATCTCCGGACATGCCTTCCTGCTTGCCCACGGCGACCACTGCCTCGGCGGCTTTTTGGGTTGCTTCCTTGGTGGCCTCCTCGCGGATCCGGATGATGGCCTCCTGGTCCGTCTTCTTCGCCCGTGCCAGATGGTCCAGCGCCTTGGCCAAGTCATGCGCGGCCTTGGGTTCTAGGAGAACAGGGCGGCTCTCGCCATCTTCGTTCTCTCCATCCCCAACCTGCATGAGCATGTCCGAGACAATGCCGTGCATCATCTCGATGTTGGCGCGCATGGCCTTGCTCTCATCCTCATGCCCGAACTGGCGCACCAGAACGTCGGCGATCTCCCGGGATCTGCGCACTCTCTCAACCACGGCATCGAAATTCTTTTTGTAACGCCCCAAGGCGCTGCGGCTGACCTCTTTAACGCCCATATCCCGCAGGTGCCCGACAATGGCGTCCAGGGTCTGGCCCGTATCCAACAGCCGGTGGATCTCCTCGCGGATCTCGCGCGGCAATCGCTTCACTGTGGAGATGGCGGCCATGTCAGCTCCTTGGCCCGGGGCGCTTTACGCCCGGCACCACGGCCCGGCCATGGGCTGCATCCGCTCCCCGACCGGTCAGGGCCGCCACCCGCACCGGCCCGACATCCTCCAGTGTGATCAGTCCCTGCTCGGCCAGCCAGGCCGCATCCGTCTCCACCTGGTCGCGACTCACGGCGTGACCATAGGCGTCCAGAGCCGTATGCAGCACGGAGGTGTTCAGCTCCCGGCCGGGGGCTTCGTCCAGAAAGCGCAAGAGGACCAGGCGGCGGTCCTCGGTCAGCAGGTTTTTGAAACTCACTTATCCCCCCTTAGATGGTGTTCCATCAGTAGCTGCATTGGGTGTTCGATGCGTTTGAGCAGCTCGCTTTGACCCTCCAGTTTGGCCAGCACGACCCGGTTGGATCCGCGCACCTCTTCGATGGCAACCTGCATCTTTGACCAAGCAGCTGGCTGAGGCATGTTGCCGATGTCCGCCTCGGTATTTGTAACCCGAGCAGCCAAGGCTGCATGGCACGCCGATAGCTCTCCTTTGTGTTTGGAGCAGTCATCCTGCCTTACGAATTCTTTGCGCATGCTCCAGATCACCCATGCCAGCAGCAACTGCACGACCGTCAACACAAGCGGCGCCATCTTGAAAATTGTTTCCATCACCGGCTATTCTCCTTGTCGTTGTCTTCTTGGCAGTTCAGACAGCGCTGACAGCCCTCGATTGCCAGTCGTCGTTTTTCAGGGATTTCCTCCCCGCATTCGATACAGTGGGTCAGGCTTTTCCATCCGGGCCTGCCCACAGGCTTGCGTTTATCCAGCGCTTCCTGGCGGTACAGGCGTTCCGCTTTTTGGGAGTCGTCAACCTCATCCATTCAGCGTCCCCTCAAACCATCCTCGTAATTTACGCAGCGGTGCCACGTCTTCCTCGACAACCGTTTCGTGCCCAGACAAGGCGTCCCGAATGATCCGCGTGCCGCGATAAGACAGGCCCGGCCACCAGATGACCTTGTCCTCGTTTCTGGGATGCGACTTCCCGTCCCGGGCCCGGATCATCATTTCGGCATGAGCCACCACTTCTTCAAGTGGTGCGTTTGGCCAACAGCCACCTCTTGCCAACTCCAGCAGGTCTGGAGGTATCTTCGCGAGGCGGGCCGCAAAATTGTTATTCATGGTGACCCTCGACCTGATTTTTGTAGCACTCGATGGTGGACTCCATTCCGTGGACGTACGCCCTTAGCGCGTCGTCGCGGATCATGAGCACCTCCACGTTGACCGCGTGGTCCAGAGGCAGGGCTGGGTCCACATCCGGCAACGTCGGGCGGATCGGAGCGGGGCATTCGACCACAGGCACGGTCATGATCATCGGCGCGGGCTTGGCACAGGCGCTACAAAGGGCGATTGAGCCGAGCAGCAACAGCAGCGCGCGTTGCGTCATCGATCACCTCCAGCTTTTCTTCCTCGGGCCGGACCCTTGTCCGCATTTGATCCAGAATCTGCTTACGTGCCGCAGCAGCACTGACAGCCTCGGCTTCGCGTGCCAAAGCGTCGCGCAGGCTGTCTTGTATGGCGGCCGCTGAGTTGTGCGCGGCATCAAGCTGGACTTGCAGCCTGGCGATTTCCACCCGGGCATGAGTCAGCTCTGACCTGGTCACATCGTGTGCGGCCTGTTCGGCCTGGATCTTCCGGTCAGAGTCGGACCGGGCGGCATCGAGGCGCAGCTCCTGCACGTAGATCCACGCGCAGGCAGCAAGCAGCACGGCAGCCATGACGGCCAGCGGAATCCAGCTCCGCTGGCCGGTGAGCAGAGACAGCAGGGCCTTAATCATCACAGGCCCCCTTTCCCCAACCTGCCGCCCTGTATAAGTTTGTGAGCGGTCCGAGGATGCGAGTGGGGTACCCTCTATTCTCTCTGAAATTTGCGACTGATCTGCCGGCGTTGTGAAGGGCGACATGGCTCCACTTGTTAGGGTCCATGCGCTTTTTCAGCGTCAAGGCCTTGTCCCGTTGCACCCAGCCGAGACCTCCGTTGTAGGCACTCAAGGTAAAGGCCCACCTGTCACAGTCCGACCATGCGCCGATGCGGCGGAACAGCCAGCGGTCATACGTGACCATGGCACGGATCGCCCAGCTGGGAGAGAACGGCAGGGGCTCCCCGGTTTCTGGCGCAACCTGCGGCATCCACGTAGCCGTCGACGGCATGAACTGGGCGAGTCCTTGGGCGCCTGCCTTGGACACCGCGTCTTCGCGCCATGCGCTCTCTTGGTGGATTTGTGCGGCGAAGGTGGCCACGGGCGCGTCAAAGCCCCAGACGGCACGGGCTTCACGTGTTAGAAGAGCGCGGTGCTGCAGGGCCTGGCGGGGGATTTCTGCAGCCCGCGCGAAGGTTGCAAAGATCACGGCCCCGGTAATGGCGGACAAAACCAGAACCAGGATCAGTTCCCAACTCCAACGCTTCACAGCCCCATCCCGACGGCCAGCATCGCCGCCCCCATGATGATGGCCCGGCGCACGAGGGAAGCGCCAAAGACCCTCTTGTGGTTCACCTTCACCTCGCCGTCGGCCGTTAAAAAACGATCCGGGCGGGCGTACGGAAACGCCCAACGGTCCAGCCAATAACCGGCCACAGAGGCGAGGAGGATCAAGTTGAGCTTGTAGACGATTACGGGCACCTGCTGCGGGGCGATCCAAGCCACCGTCAACAGAAGCGCCAGCGCGTAGATGGCGCACCACAACATGCGAACGCGCGTAATGCGGGAAAATTTGTCGAGCTTCACATCGGACCTCCACCTGGTCGAATAAGAAAATAGAAAGGCCGGGTAGACTTTCATCTATCCCGGCCCTTGGTGGCGGTCATCTGCGGATGCGCTTCCTGGCGGCATCGCGTTTATTTTGTGCTATCGGATGCACTTCTCCAA